CAATGTGACGGCGGAGATCATACAGACGCTTTCTGAAAAGCTGTCCGAGGACGAAAAGCAAGCCTGCCTGAAAGAGGCGACGGAATCTACGGATTGGGTTTATGAAACGATACGGAAAATGTGTGGAGGCGACACACAATGAGAAATGTAGCACGATTGCCGGACAGTGACCGGGGCGAACTGCTCCGAAATACAGCAGATAAGATGGGCTTGAATTGTAACCACGCACAACTCATGTCAAAACGGGCATATACATCAAAACACCCCGGGAAAGCCCGAATTATCTAAGGTTTTGCCACGATAAGGCGGGACGGGGAAACGCACGACTCATGTCAACGGCGCTTGAAAAAAGCGCCTTATTTTTATGTTATAGGCCATGCTGAACGGAATCGCCTAACGCCGTTATGTTGGCGCGTTAGGTAGCGTAAAAACACAGGCAAACAGGGCGTTATGCCGCGTTATGCCGGCCGCTGAAAATGGGCAAAATCCTTATACATTTAACTTTGAAAACATGGGGACTAATAACATGGCAATAACATCATAAAAATCAAGAAAAACGCCTAATCCTCTCGATTCTTTACAAAAAGGAGTTAATAACATTTTCGAGGCAATTTAGGTGTTTTAATGTATATTTATGCAATATATATGGTATTTATGCAATCATGCCATGCTTCACTTTACGACTGATATAAGCCGTCCAAGGACACGGATGGAAGCATCCGGCGGGTAATTCTGAACAGGGCTATCGGGATTGCACGGCACAAGACGGAAGCCGTCCTCGTCCATGAAGAACCGTTTTATGGTGCTGCTGTCCCCTACGGCCACGAGCGCTATCTGGCCGTTCTCAACGCAATTCTGTGGGCGTATAATGCATTTATTGCCGTCCGAAATACCGACGCCTATCATGCTGTCGCCGGCGGCTATCACGGCAAAATCGCCGGGCTGAATGCGTGTCTCACCGTTTATATACACCGGATCCTCCGGAACCTCTATCATCTCGATCGGAAGTCCGGCAGCCGAACGGCCTACAACGGGTATCATAAGCCGCTGTAAAGGTTTTACAGCTTTCTCAATATTCTTATTCATATCTGAAACAGCCGTTGAAGAAGCTAATTCTTCATTATAAATGCCGGCTATGGACAGCAGCTGCTCTACTCTGCCGAATGTATTGTAATCAAGACTGTCGATCCAATGCTTCAGGTTGTCTTTTCGGGCAATTAGGTCATAGTATGCCGACACCTTCTTGCCCTTTGGAAGGGCGAGGGAATCCAATTCCTTCTTATTAAGAACAGTAGATACTTGGGAACTGTAATCAGGATTATACCCGAAAGACACCCCGAAAAATGATTCTAATTTCGAAAGGATTCTGAATGTTGGATGGCTAATACCGTTTTCATACCGATAAATAGACTGTTCGGCTACTCCAATAGCATCACCTAATTGCTTTTGCGTTAAGCCACGCTTCAAGCGCAAAGCACGAATTGACTCACCGATAGTCATAGGAAATCCCGCCTTTTACCTTATTTCAAATGTAATAATATCATATCTGAATTCAAAAGCATACAGAAAAAGATGACAAAACAAATAAAAACACTTGCAATAAACAAAAATGAGTGCTAACATGATGATATAAACAAAAAATGATGGTAGACGGAGGCGTAATATGTATCTAATAGCAAATGGAAGAGCTATACGCGAACGACGCAAGGCGGCAGGACTGTCTCAAATGGAGTTGTCTAAGCTCGCTGGCTTTGGAGAAGGCAATACAGCCATTTGCCGGATTGAAAGATCAAAACATAAAGTACATCCTTTTCGTGCCAAGGCCGTAGCCGATGTGCTTGGGTGCAGCGTGGATGAGCTGTTTGAAAAGACCGAGAAGAAGATTTCATGAGGTCTTGGGCGAAACGCCAACCTATAATGAAGCCAATATCAAATACGGAGGATGAAAGATGAACCAACAGATGAAAGTATTCAACCATGAGCACTTCGGTAATGTGCGCATTATCGAGGAGGACGGCAGGATGCTGTTCTGTGGAAGTGACGTTGCAAAGGCATTGGGCTATACCAATCCCAGAAAAGCAGTACGTGACCATACAGAGGGGGGAACGAAACGTTCCATGGTCTCTCTTACGACTAATCAGTATGGTGTGACTACGGAGCAGATTGTAGAAACAACATTCATTACCGAAGGTGATGTATACCGCCTCATCACGCACAGCAAGCTGCCTTCGGCAGAACGTTTTGAACGTTGGGTGTTCGATGAAGTGCTGCCCAGCATACGCCGCACAGGCGGCTACGGTCAGCAGCTCAATATGGAGCTGGTAGCGCAGATAATTACAATGACCGTACAAGCCACGGTGAAGGAGCTGCTGCCGCTCATAATGCAGGAGAAAAGGCCGGAACCCGAGCGCAGGGAAGTACAGGTAGCAGTAAACAACCGACGCCCTCCGGTGCGCGGAGTGAGCCAGTTCAAGATAGTATCCAGCGGCTTCGCGGAAGTGGTCATAGAGCTTTCACGGCAGCACAAGACCAACCGCGAAATACGCGACTATCTGTTTGAGCAGGGCTTGGAGATATCCGAAATGAGCATAAGCCGCTTCCGCAGGAAATGCGCGCTTGAGCCCACCGTGCTGACAATAGCCGTCTAAGGAGGAACAAACATGGAATATATAGGACTTGGATTTTGCCTTATGCTCATAGGCGTAGCGATAGGAGCCATTGCCGGAGTTGTGGCGGAGGAAATACTGGACGAGCGTTGGCGCCGTAAGGCGCAAAGGCGAAGGCCGCAGCGCAAAACGCTGTATATAGAGAACCTGAAAGAGAACGAAGCAAACTGAGCGGATAGCCGAAACCGCCGCAAGGCGGTCTATGGGAACCGACCACCCCATACTGATGATGGCAGGTCAAACGGAGGAAGGGGCATGAAACGGTACGGATTAGTCACAACGACCGAAGCAGCAAAGCTTACGAATCAGGCGTTAATGACAGTCCATCGCAAAATAAAAAGCGGTGAATATAACGCCGTAGCTGTTGACATGCCCTGCGGCCGCGGCGGGAAGCAATACATGGTGGATATAACAGATCTGCCCAAGAGCGCACAGATGCGCTATATAGCCCAAATGGAGGGCGGGAATATCGGAGAGGCTGACATAGTGAGCTATCAACAGCGATACGGCGACAAAGGCGTGAACGAGGTACTCATGCGCCGCAACGCCGTGCTTGAATGCAGAATAATTGAAAAGGACGGCAACGGCAACATAACCGCGCGGAAGAATGAGGTTGCTGCGCGGCTTGGCGTAACGCTGAGGACGATATACCGCTGGCGCGATGCATACGAAGCAAGGGGCCTTGCCGGACTTATGGATAAAATCGAACAGTCCAACAAAGGCAAGCCGAAGAACATGTGTCTGTTTGCGCAGGACGTTATAAAGGCGAACCTGTACTCCGCTGCGAAGCATACGAATCGCAGCGCATATGAGAAATTAAAGAAGCTGAATACGGAGCTTGGCTGTAAGGCCTGCGAACGCTGCCCGCATTGCGAGGGCAGCATTGTCCGCCGCGAAATGGCTCTGCAGGGAGCCGCGCAGGAATACGAGCTGTGCGACCAAGCCGGAGGCGGGCTTGTCATACCCGGCAGCGTAAGCACCTTAAACAGATATGTGCAGACTATCCCCGCGGATGAGCTTGCATATGCGCGCTATGGCCACAGATATTGGGAAGCAAAATATATGCCCAAGGCACAGCGCACAAAGCCGGAGAAGATAAACGAATGCTGGTTTGGCGACCATCATATGTTCGACCTGTTCGTTATAGACGATGATGGGCGCATCGTACGCCCGTGGATGACGGCATGGAGCGATGCAACAAGCGGCGCGTTTGTGGGCTGGTGCATTACAACGAATCCCAACAGCACAACCATTGCGGAAACATTCGTCCGCGCCGTGGCCAAGTCTAAACAAAGTCCGTTCTACGGTGTACCCTCTACGATATATATTGACAACGGTAAAGACTACCGCAGCAAACGGTTTGAAGGCGACAGGGAAACCGAACACGTTATAGGCCGTTTGAACGAGAAGATGGTAAATACGTCGCTCTTGCAGGCGCTCGGCGTGGCGGTTATACATGCACAGCCGTATAAAGCGTGGTCAAAGATAATTGAAAGGCTTTTCGGCATTATAGAAGATCGCTATATACGCGATCTGCCCGGCTGGTACGGCAACTCACCGTCGCAGCGTCCGCAAGACCTGACACGTGCATATCTTGAAAGGCAAGCTGAGCGCGGCAGGCTGCTTACGATAGCCCAATTTGAACGCATAATGCGTGAGCAGATAATTCCCGCCTATCATAACGAGGCGTTTGACAAAGAACAGTCACCGCTTGAAATATACGAGAGCGGCGAAAAGGCACGTAATGACCAGCCTGATTGGGATGTGCTTGCCATGATACGCACTGAACAGACGGTGCGTAAAGTCAGCTATATGGGCATAAAGCTGCGTAACCAATGGTATTGGGACGATACGCTGCGGCATATGGTCGGGCAGGATGTAACCGTGCGATACAGCAAGGATGATGACCTGAGCATATCGGTAATTGCCGATAATAAGTTCATATGCGAAGCGGCGCTCAAGGATAAACTCAAGCTTATCGGTGAAAACGAGGACAAGCTTGCCGCACACATGCAGCTACAGCATCGATCTGCACAGGAGGTACGCAGCGGAATATCCAATGCAAAGCGCGCCGTGCAGATAGGCCTGCGCAATGTCTACTATGAGCCAATAGACGTTATGGCCGCAGGGACGGGCAATATAACCACTCTTGAGTACCGCAGGGCAGCTAAAGCCAAGGCGGCAAGGCGAGCTGAGCTTGCCGAAGAAGTAAGGCGAAACAAGGCGAGCGAGGATACGGCGAATGATACAGTGCGCGATATGTTCATGGCTATGGGCAGAGCGCGCGGTAACAAATAAACCATAACTCATGTCAAAAAGGAGGACACGGAACATGGAAACAGCAAGGACATTGGACACGCAGCGTGACACGGACGCACTGCGCGCAGCGCTCAGAGCGCTGCAGGAGGACGGCATAACCTTTGCCGAAATAAGCAAGGCAACGGAGGTGCATAGGACGGCTATAAGCCAGCTGGTAAATCAAGGCGTAATGCCGAGTATGAAGCATGTGGCCGCATTGTGGGCGTTTATAGACCGCCAACGTGCCGAGATGGAATATGTGCGCACAAATACTCCGACCACATACAAGCAAGAGCTTGAAATATGGGAAACGGAAGAATATGTGCTTGCTAAGGGCTGGTGCGACTATATCTACCAAAAGCGAAAGATGGGGGTGCTGATCGGCGCTCCCGGCACGGGCAAGACTACCATATTGAAGCGGTTTGTCGCAGAGCATCCCGGAAGCATATACATTGAAGCAATGCCAAACATGCGTACGAACGACCTGCTGAACACTATTGCAAGGCGTGCCGGAATAAGTCTGAAGGGCAACGGCTGCCAGCGCATGGAGGGACTCATAGATTCGCTTGCCGTGCGCAACGATGTTGCTATACTCGTTGACGAGGCAGAGTATTTGAAGAAATGGGATGTAGATAAGTTTGAATACCTGCGAAAAATATGGGATAACACGGGCACCCCGATCATTATGGCCGGCACTCCCGAGCTTGAGACTACCATTAAAAAAGGCACAGGGAAGGATAACCTTGCACAGCTATATCGCAGAAAATACGAGTTGCAGCTCAAGGGCATTTCCGCGAAAACGGCTCTCCAACACTTGTGCCAATACCATATTACCACAGATGCGGCAAAAATGCTCGCAGAAATTGGAGCAGATGTGCAGCACGGAGGACTTGGCAACCTTACGGAACTGCTCGATCTATGCCTTGAAGCGGCTGCCGGAGGCGAAATAAGTGCCGATATGGTAAATGCAGCAAAGAAATATAAACTTATGTATTGACAAGGAGGTAACTATGGCAAGAATAAAACCCAAGGACAAGCTGCCACAGCTTCAAAGCTGGGACGATGTAGACCTTGCATTATGCGAGATCGCGGAGCATATGCGGGTGACGGAATCTATACAGCATAAAATGCAGCAGGTAATTGATGACGCAAAACTGCAGGCTAAAGATGCCTGCGACCCGCATGCGGCTGCAATAGACGCCCTAAGCCGGCAGATAAAAGAATATGCCGAGCGCAACAGGGACAGCCTCAAGAAAAAGACGAAGCCTCTTGTCTTTGGCAATATAGGCTGGCGTAAGAGTACCAAGCTTACCCTCCCGCGAGATCCCGGAAAAGTGGCCGACATAGTTCGGCTGCTGCGTGCATTGGGCTGGAATGATTGCATTAAAGTAGAACCGCCAAAGGTTAACCGTGAAGCGCTGCGTACGCATCCCATAGAGGATATAATCAAAGTGGGCGTAGATGTATCGGTAACGGACGAATTCTGGCTGGAAGTAAAAAAGGACGCCATACCGGCGGAACCGGAGGTACAAGATGGGCGCATATGAATATACACCCGCCCCTATTACTCCGGCGCAGAAGCGGTGCATATATACGCTGGCCCGAGTGGAGTTGAATATGTTAGATGAAGACATACATGCAATGACGTTTTATTTGGGCGGCGTAGAACACGTAAGCGAGCTCACGGCCAAACAGGCCAAAATCATGATTGACATGCTGAAGGATATGGCCGGGCAGGATACGAATGTTACGCGGCGAGGGAAACCTACGCCGCGGCAAATCGAACTGATAAACAGTATATCCTGTGAAATGGGTTGGAACGATGATAGGCTGCGCGCATTTATAGAAAAGCGTTTCAGGATATCACATGTAAAGTTTTTAGACGATAAGACCGCCGTAAAGGTTATAGAGGCGCTAAAGGCTATAAAGGCAGGAAATCGCGGAGAAAGGAGACATACGGGAGATGATCGAAATACCTCAATGGTTACGTGACACAGATCCAGCATTATTGCCGGAACAACACCGGAAGATTGCAGAGCTGATAGGATATGATAAGATGCTTAACCTTGTATCGACATACAGCGGCGATTACCTATATATCCCCAAGCTTGACGCGATCATACGCGCAGTGCGCAACAAGAGCCTCATTGAGGACCATCGCAAAGGGACTGCGCCGCTGGAATTGGCACACAAGTACGATTTATCAGTGGTGCAGGTATATGAGATAATAAAGCGGGCGCAAGCGGACAGAAACGATGAACAGATCACGTTTTTTGAAGGAAAATGATTAAGTAATTAAGTTAGCGCAATTACATACCTAAGCATATGCAGCAAATGCGATAATACCGATACGGGAATTCCCGTATCGGTATTTTGCCAACCGGAGGTTGTTATGAGCGAGGCATGGATAACGTGGATAATTCAAGGCGTAACAGGCATTGCTTTAGGCGTTATAGCGTGGTACATGAAACGTGACCGGGAAGAGATAGATAAGAAGGTCGGTAAGCAGGAAGAGCGTATAGACCGGCTTGAAAAGGAAATGCGGGGGCTTCCGTTTACTTATACCACGCGCGATGACTTCATTCGGACAACCACGCAAATTGACCAAAAGCTGGATAAAATACTTGACCGCATAGCTGATATGCAGAAGGAGGGCTAAATAAATGGCGAGTATAGAAGTAATAAAAAATCGTGAGATACGCGGCTGCATCCTGCGCGCACTGGCTAAAACGCAGTTCAGGGCTATAAGCGACCACTTGCTTGCCTTGGCCCTTGTGAGCGTTACAACGGACATATATCCGCATTTATGCTACTTGGCCGATAAGGGATACATAAGCGTAGTTGATGTGCGCGGTGATGACATACCCGGTGTAGAGTCGTTGGTAAACCTGACCGCCAAAGGTGTAGATCTTATCGAAGGCAGCATCCCGGGTGACGTTGGTATCGTACTGTAAGGTGCATAATGGGTAAGCAGCGCGAACGCAACCGCATAAAATCGCGGGTAGACGAGCTGCCGCAGGATGCGCGCGAAATGCTTGACAGAATGTTGGGCGATGTGACCAACACATAATCTGTACTACCCGGAAAATTGGGATAGACGCTGGCCTGAATATTATCGTGATATGAACACATATCAGCGCAGCGGTAAAAACGCACATGACGATGCGCCGGATGCTACTACAGGCATTGCTGAAATGCTGCAAGGCGACGGGCAGGGCGAATTTATGGTTTATTGAAAGAATCAAAAAAATGGTATTAGGTATAGCCCGCAAACAGATAAAACAATAAAAAATGACGCAGAACATTGCATAAAAGCGCGTAAGCGCATAAATGCACTAAAGGAGGAACCGAATGGGAATACGTTGGGAGGCAGTAAAGGCGCTCATCACGGGTAAAGCCGACTCCGGTATGATGGATTTTATGCAGTCAGGACGTAGCAAGCCTCCGGACAGAAATACCGAAGAATGGCTGCAATCATATTTGAATAATCCACGCCTTGCGCCGGTGCGAAAAATAGCCACCGACCTATCGAGTATACAAGGAAAGCTATACCGCGGTGCAGGTGAAAAGCGAAAAGAGGTGCAACAGCACCCCTTTTTAGATTTCTGGGATTGCCCTAACCCGCTGCCGGAGCTGACAGCCGCTAATATATGGCGACTCTTGGAAATATGGTATCAGCTTAAAGGCATGGCTCTGTGCGTTATCGAGCGCGACCACCGCGGAATGCCGACCGAATTATGGCCTGTACCGCCGCATTGGATAATGGACATTCCCCATAGAGGACATACATATTACACTATAAAAAACCCGGACGGCAAACCCGCAAACGTGCCGCTGACAGACGCTTTTGTACTTAAAGACCTAAACCCGCTGAACCCTTATACGAGCGGAGCGGGCCAAGCAGAAGCTGTTGCAGATGAAGTTGAAGCTTTGCTAATTAAGCATCCTGAAACAGGGTGCTTTTTAATTACAAAAAATCAAAGAAGGGTGGAATGGAATTGACTGAATTGAAGCATAAATCGCTGCAATTCGAGCTTAGCGGAGTCGATGAGGAACAGGGCATATTCGAAGGCTATGCATCTGTGTTCGGCGTACTCGACAGTGACGGCGATATAGTAGATCGCGGTGCATTTACCAAGACCATAGCGGAAGGCATGGCAAAAGACGGCGCTACGATACTTGCGCTGCACAACGACCGTTTGCTTCCGGTAGGCAAGACCTTGGAATTGCGCGAAGATGACATTGGGCTATACATAAAGGGCTATATAAGCCCTACCAGCATGGGTAAAGATGTGCGCAATTTGGTTCGGGATCGCGTACTCAAGGAATTGTCCATCGGCTATATGGTAAAACAGTATACGGTTCGGGCGGATGCACGGCACCTGGAAGAAATCGAATTGTTGGAGATAAGCGTTGTTACGTGGGCTGCAAACAGCTCAGCAAAAATAAGCGGCTATAAAGGCGGCGTTGCAACCGGAAACAGCATAAGCGAACTGCTCGCTGAGGGCCGTGAACTTATTGCCCGCCTGCAAGAGCTTGGAGTTGACACCCCTGATGACGGGGCTGAACTTATAGAAATAAACGATTGATGGAGGTAAAACAAAAATGGCGTTTACGAAAGAGGAACTTACTACGATCATAGCAGACGAAGTAAAAGCTGCTGTGACAGCAGCTATGAGCGGAGCGAAAGCGGAACCCGGTGACGCTGCAAACCGTGAGGAAAAAGCCATGCTGCATGATGACAAGACTGTCGAACACAAGTATGCAAGCATATATATGCCGGCAAATAATGGCATAAGCAACGAAGAAAAGCCCAAATTGGCTAAGGGCATAGGCTGGGTGCGTGCCATGAAGAGCGTTGCGCAGTCGGGCGGCGATCCTGATAAGGCCCTGTATGTTGCACAGAAAATGTACTCGGACGACGCAACGCTCCACCGCGAAATGAAGGCAATGAGCATAACCGCACCGTCCGAAGGCGGATACCTTGTGCTGATTATGGCAGCTTGCGGCGAAAAGGACGGCAACAAAATGGACAACATGAACAATAAGGATAATATGGGCAGCATGGATAACATGGGCGGCGACGATTCCTCAATGGACAATGAGCCGAAAAATGAGGACGAGGCGACTGCCATGCATAAGGACCTGATGGCGCAGGAAAACGCCATACTGTCAGCAAATACAGAGCTTTGGGAAAAGGTATTCATGGCGGCCGACAAGGGCATGACCATGCAGGAGGACGGCAAAAACTATGGTGAGTTCTTGTTGGACACCATCGA